CTAAATCTTTAATTTGATCCTTTTTATCTTTCCACTTCTTGTTGTATCTAGAAATATATTTAACAACATGAGTTTGACAAGCATTAAAGTCATTTGCCATAGAATACTCTAAAGGTTGAATTTTAAGGGTCTTATAGTGATTCCCAGCTACTTGGTCGGAAAATGCTGAATCGTCGTTCTGTGTGGCTCTATGGCTCTTTAAAAGGGTGTTTTTTAGCTTATTTGAGGTCATAATATATCCTTTGTTAAATTATAATAATTTTCCTATCCATTTACCAGATTTATCCTTAATAAATGGTTCAATTATAGGTAATCCATTATAGATCACAGAACAACCAATAATTGGTCTAGCTTTTTGAACTTTATTGTATCTAAATGCAAGCGATTTGTTATCTATCATGCACCCCACTTGAAGCCCAAAATATAAACCTAAACTGTTCCCATAATAGCCTACACTCATAGACGAATGGTAATGTCCTTGAACAGCACTCATTCCAATTGATTGAGCCAATTTCATGACATCTGCAGTTTTCCCATGACAAAAATAAACTTTTCCTAATGGAGTATCTATAGTTAGATCATCATGCCACTTCCAACCTTTACCAACTTGTAAGAACTCATTATAGTTTCTTAAATATGCTTTTGGTATTCCATGTTTTAATGCTCGTCTATAAACTAAACTTCCATGATTTGAATCCATTAAATCCATTTGAGGAAATAATTTTTCTAATTCATGAATAGTAGGTAAAGATAATTTCAATTCGTCGCCAGCGCTAGGAAGATCGGGGTCAGAATCATGAAACGATAATGCGTGTTTATCGAGTTCGTCCCCTATGTGAATTACTTTATCAAAACTTTTATATTTAGATTTTAATGCTTTCAAATATGGAATTAATTCAGGAACATGATAAGGCACATGAGTATCGGAAATCACTAAAACTGATTTATAAATCATAAGTTGTTTATAAACTATTTCGATAAAAAATAAAGTATTTGTGCTAAGAACAAAATTGCAATTGCACCTACTCCACCAATTAACCAATTAGTCATGGCATCAAATTTTTTATCTATCTTATCATCTATTTTTTCAATATCTTGATGCATATGGGACAAGTGGTTATCTTTAATTGTAATTATATCTTTTTTTAATCCTGTTACATGACCATAGAGAGCAACAATATGTTCGCCAGTTGTTCTAGGTCTTTTAGTCATTAGCTTTGTACTGTATCCTCTAAAAAAATAGAAAATGATGCTGAAACTGCACAAGTAGCATCTGCTTTAGCACGAATTTCAATATCATGCTTTTCTTCTATTAAGATTGGTATTTCAAATTTTCTATAAACAGGAACACTAAAAGATGATTGATAACCTACTGTATTCCAAACATTTCCATTGTTTATTCCTTTAACCATAATTTTAGATTCTAATTCTTTTTGCTTACTCATTCCAACTGAAGCTGAAACAATCCATGCTCTTTTGTTTGCTGGAACAGTATAAATACAAGATAAGTTTGAACCATAGCCAACAGGAATACTTGCTACTGTTTTTGAATCTACTGTTGTTGTGATAGTTCCAACATTAGCATCTCCTGTGTTTGCAGTTAGCATACGAGTATTAAAAACTCTAATAAAAGTAGTTGTAGATGCAGAGCCACCTATTGTTACAGTTTCACTTGCTAAGTTAAAATTTTCATCTAAGCCTGAAACTAAAACTGTTCCTGTATCATCTGAAGCACTATTTGATGAAGTGACTAAAGCAGTTGTTGCAGTTGTAGGATAAACATAAATTCCACCAACAGAAGTAATAGTTTCAAATGAAGTGCTAACATCAGGATTATAACCATATTGTCCAGCTATACTAAAATTATTAACTAAGCCTTTTCCTATTGCTAATCCTAATGGAATATTATTATTGTTTATAAAACTCATTATTTTTTCTTCTTCTTATACATTTTAGCTTTTTTCTTTCCAACTTTTGTGTATGGAAACTTTTTTCCTCTTACCATTGGCATAATCGTTCTCCTATTTGTTTGCGTTTCTCATTATACTAGCCAAAGCCTCACATCTTTTTGTGGTTTGCTTGTGCCAATTACTATCTATCATTTCTTGTGATGCTTTATCAAGGTTTTTTTCTCTCAAGGCTTCCCACATTTTCTTAAACTTCATTACTCGTGGTTTGCCTAATTGGAAACACATTTCAACAATTACACCGAAAACTATATGATTATATTCTATATCTCTTAATAATTCTCTAGCTGAATCTACTGCTATTTTAAAATCATTATCAAAAACTTCTTCAAGAGTTTCTTTGTCATAAGCAACACCCTCAACAAAGTTATCGGAATCCAATACCAAATGACCATAGCCAATAGTACGAAAACCCAAACTATCGGAATACACAGTATCCCTAAACCCCTCATGTTCTTTAATTCGTTGTTTAATTTCTTCCATATATTATTCTTCCAATGTTTAAGAATGTTTATTAGTTTTATCATTCATTATCTAGCCGTACACGGAATCCCAGTAGAAGTAGTAAAAGGTTCACTTGCAAATGCCATGTAGATGTATGTTCCACCAGATGCGTTTGAACCAGCGTAACTATCTCTTGCCTTAAATCCATTACTTAAAAAATCATAACTTGCATTTGGATTATTTGTAGATTCTGCATCATTAGTATTAGGAAATAAAAGATTATTTGTTACATTATATGTACTTCTTTTGTTATCATGTATATACCAATTTTCTCCAGAAGCATTACTTTGTTTTACTATTAACATAGCTGGTTTAAACCCAGTATAAACAAATGTTCCATCTGAACTTCCATTACCTGTGTAGCTTCCAAACTTACTAAATCCTTTTTTCTCTGCGAAGCAGTAGGCAATTAAATTATTTCCACTAGAACCATTATCTGTTGAAAATACACTTGATGTAGGTGCAGATAATCCAAAATCTACTTTACCATCAGTTTGATTTAATCTTAAATAATCTAAACTTCCATCTATTTTTGTAGTGTACACAAACCAAGGTTCTACTGCTGAACGATTTTTTATAATATATATATCTGGTGTAACTCCTAATCCATGACCTACTGTTGCTGTAGAGCCTGTTCCAGTAAATGATACAATACTAAATCCACTTGTAGTGTTTGCTGAAACTGTGCTTGTGATACTTCCATCTGTGTTTGATGCAGTTGTGTTTGATGCTAACCAGTTCCATGAAACCATACCATTACCTGCGTCTCCACCTGTTCCTCTATGATTTCCTGTAGTAAATCCATCTGAATCAAATGATTGAATACTTTCTGTATTTGTACCCTCTGCACCTGTAGAATTTGAAAATAATGTTTTGGTACTACCTCTTATTGCATCATGTAAAGTATGGTCATCAGCTACATTTCTATTTTTTATCCAAACGAAATCAGGTTGAAAATTTACACCAGTAACAGATGTTGTTGCATCACTTGTTCCTGTCCAAGTAACAGTATTAAAATATAAAGTTGGGTCATCAAGACCATTTGTGTAACTCATAATAATATCCTATCCATATTCGGCTAAATTTTTTGTGTTAAGTGCATAATATCCTGATGGTACAGAATATTCAAAGTTTCCATAGCCATTACCATCACTATTTCCTGATGAGATTGTGAATGGTGGGTTGCCGAAGTTTAAAAAGAAACCACCATCATTATATCCAACTATACATGGAACTAAAACTCCACTATTAGTTGGTGGTATAGTTATAGTAAAATCAGGATTGCTACTATCTGGAGTAGAAGATTGATTATTATTATTATAAAATGTTCCGTTCTTTGAAATATAACCTTTGCCATTATCCAAATCTAATGCAAAACCACAAATATCATTTTCAGTAAATAAATAGTAACTTCCTGTTGAACTGTTATTAAATTTTATTGTACCATTAGTCCAAATGTAAAAACTAAAATTAGCATTGTCTCCACCAACATTATAATTAGTGGGTAAAGCTGGGTCGCACCAACCAATATATACACCAGTATCTCCATCAGGAACTCCTATTGCTTTTCCTTCAAAATACCATTTACCTTGTGAAACTCCCATAGTTCCATGTCCATGTCTCCAAGCAGTTGTATTTCCAGTTGCTTTTAGATTACCTTCTGAAAAAGTAACTTGTGTTGTTGAATTAGAACCAAAATCTAATGGGTTCATAGTACAATAATTATTAGTAGGTGTATCAGTAGTTTGGTCTATGCTAGTTAAATTATTTACAGTAAAGTTATTGCCATTTCCTGATACATCTGCACCTAGACTACCAGAGTTTTCAAAGTCTAAATAGAATCCATTTGTGCCAAAGGTTAAACCAGATACAGATATTGGTTTCCATATTCCTGTGTCTTCATCAAATTCTCCGAATGATGTTGGGTCTAGTTGTGAGCCATCTATAAAACAAACTTCTGCCATGTAGCCATCATAATATGTGCCTATCCAACTTCTTTTTCCAATATAATGTGCGATATTAGAATTTAAAAAACCATTAAAATTTAATGATGGATAAGTTGATAAAGCTAAAGAAGTTTCTTGATTTCCATTTACATAAATTTTTAATCTATTAGATGCTGTGGCTTGTGTTGTATCAACAGCAACTACAATATGATACCAAGCAGAAGTATCTCTATAAACAGCATTAGTTTTTACTTGAAAACTATTAACACCACTTGTGTCTTGAAAAACATGAATATTATCCGATAAAAATTTAATTTCAGATTGATTGTTACCATCAGCACCAGAGGCAAATAAAGCTTGACTTGTGCTTGTTGTAGATTTTTTAACCCAACCACTCCAAGTCCAAATTTTATTATTAGTTGGTGTACTAAAAGTTCTATTTAAATAATCACTACTCCCATCATCAAACCTTAATGAGTTAGCAACTTCATATCCACCAGTTATTGAATTAGCTGGAATTATTAAAGGCATAACAAAATTCCTTTTGTTATTCTATTGCTACATAGAATGTTTGTTATGAAACCTAGCGGTAGCATTATATTACCTCTTTTGGAAATTCGCCAATCGGTCTTGTCATAACAGGTTCTTGTTCAGTTCCTGTGTTAGTGTATTCGTATAATGCTTTTAGTTCATCAACTGTTGTGCAGTTATTAATCATAGTTTCCATTTCATTAGATTTAGTTCTAACATCTGCTCTAAAAGATAATATGTTTGCTGGAATATCATAGTCAGCTACTTCAGTTGCTTTAACTAC